TATACAGGTCAAGGAAACTGTTTTTAGTGTCTTCATCAAATCTGTTAGTACAAACTTGAATTGCCTTCATCTTGTTTTTAAAGATGGCGTATGCGTTGGCAATGTGAACAATACGTCTGGTAGAAATGATCTCATCAATACCACCGTCATAGAAAGTTTTTCTAATAACGTCTGCCCATTTGACAAGGTTTGTTGCAAACTCATTGTCATTAATACCAAGAGATTGGAAAACGTTCTTTACAATGTTTTCTTCAATCTTTAGTGAAGGATAAGACTGTTCAAAAGTTACAGGGAATCTTTCTAAGAACGCCTCATTCAGAACATTGGTACCGATAAATCTACCGTCTTCAGAACCCTTACCCTTAGTGTTGGCAGTAGCGATCACATTGAACCCTTTGGCAGGTTCGATGTATTCGTTGATCTTTTTTAAGAACACACCCTTACCTTCTAAGATAGGTTGTAAACACATAATCTTATTTGATGCAAGGTCGATCTCATCAAGTAATAGAACTGCACCACGTTTCATTGCATCAACAACTGGACCATCGTGCCATGCAGTTTCACCGTTAACTAATCTGAAACCACCAAGTAAATCGTCTTCGTCTGTTTCAATAGTCACGTTGACACGGATACATTCTCTTTTGAGTTCGGCACATGCCTGTAAAACGTTTAGTGTTTTACCATTACCAGATAGACCAGTAATAAAAGTTGGATAGAAAATCTTAGATTTAATCACAGATTTAATATCTTTGTAATGACCCCAAGGCACAAAAGTTACCTCATCAGTTGGAGTAATATCTTTTGCAGTATTGGAAGTTTTAGAAACTTTAGATTGTTTCGCAGGTTTCTCTACCACTTTTACTTCTGGTACAGAAACATCGCCATCAATTGATGGTACTTTATAAACACCTCGTGATAATCTGTAGGTGTCTGAAACGAACCAGTTGTTACCAGACAAATTATATTTTGCCTCAAGGTCTTTTACTTGGTTCATTGTGATTTGATCACCATACTCTTTTCTGGCAAGAGTAAGAAAGTTGATCTGTTTTTCATTCAAGTTATTCATAATGTTAACCTCTTTCATTATTTGATTCCATCCTATCATAGTTTGTGGTAAATGTCAACCATTTATTTTCTAGCTGCGACAATAATGACCAATTTTCTATATTTTGTTCGTATTTTGTTCTCATTTATGCCACTTTCTCTATGAATTTGTTTAGTAATACTCTGGACATTACCTTGTTCTTTGAGTATTTTTTGAAGGCAGCGACCAGTGATGTTCTTTTGTTTGGGTCGACTGTGAAACCTTCATCGTTAATTTCTAGGTCTTTTGAACCTTTGATATAGTATTGTTCATCGTAACCATTCTTGGTAGAGATAACAAACTTATTTTTTCTAAAAGAATCTCTGATCTTTTCAGATTCTCTCATGTTTACTCTATAATAAGTTTTACCTGCAATTCTACCAATGTCTTCTTGTTCTAGTTTTCTGTGAACAATATGGAAACCAATTAGAACTGTATCAACTTTTCTTTTCAGCAATTCAAAATAATCTTTAGTAGTATTTCTCATATAAGACATTTTGAAAGAATACTTTGTTTGATTATCGATACAAACCATATTGTTTTCATAAGGCATATCACCATACTTCAAACCATTCTTTTCATCTTTTACTTGATAAGACTGTTCGTTACCGTCAACAGGTACAAAGAAATCTCTATGATCGTGGGAATCACCATCAGTCAAAAAGATTGTGTTCATCTTTTGAATTTGATTTTCTTTTTTAAATCTTTTGATCATTGGAATTGAAGCAAGAACTGCCGCATTCAATGGAGTACCACCAAGAGATAATAAAGTACATGGTGAATAATAGTAGGAAATGAACTCATTTAATTTATTAGAGTATGACATTGCCACTTTGTAAATCTCAATACAAGCATTTTGAAATTCTTGTTTTTTCATTGTTGAAGTAAACAATTGTAACAGACTAAATTGATCCATTGCCTTGTCACCAGATTTGTACATCCAACAACTTTCTTTTCCCATACCGATATTCAATCTTTGTGATCTATCAGAGAAAGCATAAACTTCAAAAGGAATCTTTACTTGTTGACAGAAAAATACTAGGTTGAATAACTGAGTAATTGTTTCATAAAAACTTTTATGCATTGAACCAGACCAGTCAACAAACATCATCATACCGTGGTTCTTACCGTCAGGAATGATCGTTAACTTTTTGAAAATGTCATCATTGAATTTGTAAGAGTGTAATTTGTTAACATTGATGACACCAGTTCTGGAAACAGATGCCTTCTTGTATGCATCAGCAGACTTCTTCATTTCAAATTCTTTGACTAGATAATTCACAGTTTTCATTGAACTATCTTTAAACTTTTTGAACTCTCTAGCAACAGCAGTGTTGATATCATCCATATGAGTATATCTACCTTCTTGTTCTTTTACTAACTTGTATAATTCTTTATGTTCGATAACAATCTGTTTCAAATTAGGTAGTGGTAAAGTAACGTAAGTATTATCTCTACCTTTTTCATCTAAAAGAGATTTCATCTTTTCAGTCATTGATGTATCTGTTGATGCCTCTAAATCATCACCACCGATAGAACCCTCTCTACCGTCTGAAACTTTTTTACCTTCGCCAGTCTTTTCTTCTTCGTTTGATTCTGGATTGATATCACCTTGACCTTGTAAGATTTCTAGTTCTTCATCACCTTGATCAGATTGTTCTGAATTAGTAGATGCGGATTCTTGTTCTTCTTGTTGATCATCTTGTGTATTATCTGGTTGTTGCATTTTCTCTACATCATCAGATTGACCAGACTGTTGTTCTTTTGAATTATCAGGAACTTTTTGTTCTTGTTGTTTTTGTTCTTTCTCATATGCATAAATTTCTTTTGCAAGATTATATACATCATCAAATGTTTCAGTTTCAAATGCACGTTTAACAAAATTCATTTCAATCTCATTGTGAAAAGGTATCTGAGCAAATGCACCAATTTTATAATGAACGTTCATTCGATCAATAAACTTTAATTGTGAAACTTCTTTGTCTTTAATACCAAAGAAATCTTTGTTAGATAAAATCTGATAACCATCATAAAAGTTTTTACGTAAACCAGGAAATCTTTGTTTCATCATCTTTTCAATTCTAACGTCTTCTAATACGTTTAGAAAAGAAACAGGAACTTCTTTTTGTTTAAACATCCAGTCTTCTTTTGGAGTAAACAAAGCATGACCAACTTCATGCCCAACTAATAAGTCATACACATCATTAGGCATTTCTTCTTTCCAGATTGGTAAACATAATACTCTATTCTTCACATCAAAATATGCAGTATCAACTTTTCTGTGTTGAACTGTGATATTCTCAGTGGCAAGTAATTTTGCAAGATTTGATTTTTGTAAATTTTCAATTGTCATTATATTAACACCTTATCATACTTTTTTGCATTTGTAAATAGGGCTGCGACAAATCGCACAGCCCTAAAAATAGAAAGGAAAAAAATATGAAATCAATCATTTATGTCTCCATGCTATAGGAAAAATGCTGATTTGTCAAATAAATAATTTAATTAAAAAGTAAGTAGATTCAGTAGTTTATTTGAAGTGCGACAATCTGTCCACAATGAGGACACGTATTTTCCTCTGATTTTACAATCATTTCGCAGTTTTCACAGGTTTTAACCATGTCTTCTCTTTCGAAAAAACCATCTCCATAAAGTTGAACGTATCATTCCGACGGCAGTAAATATCAATGCTATTCCCATACTATCTAGTATTGTTGGATATAAACCAAATAATGGGAATACTAATAGTTGTATAATAATGGCAAGTATTAAACCACTACCCACATCTATGATACCTTCAAATAAATCAGATTTAATCATGTCTTTTGAAATATAAAGGTAGGTTCAAACTTACGACCTGTTATATTAGGTCTTTGATATCTACCCATGTATTGTTGTTTTTGTTTTACTTCGGTAGCATCTCCGTCTAGTGTTGATACACTTGAACCACCTTGTTGTGTTGATAGAGATAACCACCAAGTATCTGTATGTTTGAAACCTACTTCTAATGCAAGGTCAACTGTATCTTCTTCAAATGTTTTATATTGTTTAGTGTTCGCAACATTTAATGCAAGAAACTTATCTCGTTTTAAACCTTTAAATGCATTTTTAATTGTCTGTTTCAGAAAGTGTTCTTTCCACATATCACTTGTATTGAACTTGATACTTGATTGTTCAGGTTCATCACCATATGATTCCCAACCAAAGTATGGTGGACTTGTAAATACAAAATCTAAACTTTCTTCTTCGGGATCATATGTTTCACTACCTTGTCTGAGTAGTGTATAATTTTTATGAGAATGACCATATGTATCTCTAATCTTTTCTAAACCTTCATATGTTGGTATGCAAGGATCAGTACCAATATAATTAATACCAGATGCGATTGCACCTAATAAACGACCACCATAACCCATACTCGGATCCCATACTGTACCTGCCGTTGTACCTTCTAGTGGACTATCTTTATCAACAAAGATGTCATACAATGCAGCCGCAGCCGTAGGTCTAAAGTTTGATACCATTTGAGTACCACTATATCGTCTTAACATAGAACGCATATCTGATTCTGTAATATCATGTGGTTTCTTTTGTTTGAAGAATGTGCCTGTAAGAATTTTATTGATACCTTTTTTGAGATGTTCTTCATCATTCCAAACTTCCATCGGTGTTCTCATTTTACCACATTGAATACCCCATGAATGTTTCATATAAGACCATGCAAGAGATAAACCATGTGTCGATTGACCGATGATCTTATTCTTTCGATCAATCATTGTATCTCTTTTAAAATTCATTAAATCATTAAATCTTTTATCTCTCCATTCTTTCTTATCTGAATAGTATGGAAATCCTTTGTTCTTCCAATAGTCGTGTGTATCTTGTAATATATCAGTCATTTATTATCTCCAAGAATTTGTTTTCAAAGATATCATATATTTGATCTTTTGATAGTAATGTTTTTTTATATGATTCATGTATTTCATTAAAGGTCTTTTCATATTCTGTATTCATTATCTTATCACACAATTCTTCAGCAGTTTGAACTCTTTGCCAGTTTGATTTTACAAGTATACCTGTTGAATCATAATCTTTATAAACCATTGGTATTATACCACACGCCAATGCTTCGTGATATCGACTTGTTGTTGCTTTATTATCTTTCCAATTGAAACACAATGTGTATTTTGATTGATTTAATGTAGGTAATAATCCTCTCATACCTTTTGTTGGTTCCATATCTCTTTTAACAGTAGAAAATTTACCTATAAATCTTGTAAGATATCTACCCATACCATTTTGAATATCTTTCAAAATTAGGTGTCTTTCATCACCACTTTCTATATTACCAACATCTTTTCTTTTTTCTGTTCCCCAATATGAAAACAAATATTTTCTTTTTACAGTTTCAAGTTTTTCATCTTTTATAAAATGGTACTTTAAAGCATGAACACCACCATCAATATCAATTTCATCTAATACTGATATCTTACAATCAATATTTTTAAAAACTTTTTCTTTATATAATTCTGCCGTATCACCTCTGTCTGATCTAAGTATGACAATATGTTTGCCTTTTATATGTGGTAGTATATGATCTCTAATGGCAGTAGTTGACTTTTCTAAATTCTTTGGATCAATATATACTGATTTGCCACTTTCATTTATTATATGATAATGGAATTCATTTTCACTTGGTATAACAATAATATCACTACCTGGCATATCTTTAGAATCTCTACGATTTGCTTTATTAAAACCAAAATTATAATATCCATAATTATATTCTGGATGATTTAATTGAAATCTCTGATAAAGATAATAGAAAGAATCTAATATATGATCTAGTGGTCTTTTATAATTAACACCACTTCTTAATCTTGCAATCGTTATTTTCCTACGTTCCAAAATAAAGATCCTTTCTTAGCATACTTTCTCATTACTGACCATGCTTTTGCATCATATGTTGGTACTGACGGAAAAGGTGGTCTATCTTCTTCTTTAACTTCTTGTGTAAACTTATAATCTGATCGATGAAGAATTGCACGGCCAACTTCATGTTGTTTCATTTTATGACCAACAGACACAACATGAACATCTTTTTTAGGAAATGCCATTTGCAATCCTCGTGTTAATGTACCACTAGAACCAACTGACCAGACTTCACTCACTTCAATATTATAATCACTTTCAATTGTTTTTGCTAGATTTTTAATATCTTCTAACACTCTATGTTCTTCTAATCCTAAAGGTAATAATCTTCGTCTAACAGGATCTGCATCATAGTATTCTCTTGCTCTTGCCTTTGTCACATTCAACATACCATTCGGCACCCAACGTATATCAGCACCATATTCTAATGCCTGTTTTTGATAAGGATGTAGATTCTCTAAAGACCTTTTTGCCATAAAGAATATTGCCTTTTTATCATATACTTTTGCTTGTAAAGTTAATGATAACTGAGCATATCCATTTGCAGGACATCCACCATAAACAAATTCTTCCGCACCCTTTTCTATTTCTTCTCTGATTAATCGATCTACAAATCTTCTTTTTGAACCACCTTCTAATAAGTCATCTCTGACAACATGAAATCCTTCGTGTTGTTCTATAACTAATTTAGGAAATTGAAAAGGTTTCATTGTTATATTGTTCTGTTATATCGGTTACTTTTAATTTACCGTGTACTTCTACAAATGAATATGTTGGTGTATATTGTTCTAAATAATCATATCCTTCTTCTTCAAATTTTTCATCTAGTTCTTCTTCTTCAATACCAACAACACTATTGAAATAAAATGAACACTGATCATCTAAATCAATATCAACAATTTCTTCACTGTCAAATTCAAAAACATTATTATCATCATCAACATCACCAACAACATCTTCTAATGTTTCATTGTCTTCTAACTGAATAACAATATGTCCCCAACGATACATTTCTTCGGTCTGAAATCTAACTGACTTATCATCATTTTGAAATCCTTGATATTCAAAGATTGATTTCTTCCAAGTAGGTTCTATTTTATAATACTTCATGTTGTACTCCTGGTGCCGTCACCAAGATTCGAACTCGGGACCTGATGATTACAAATCAACTGCTCTACCAACTGAGCTATGACGGCATTTCTTTCTATTATATCATATTTTAACTGATTTGTCAATTATTGTATAATCCTTGTGAAATTCTTGTATTTTTCTACTTTTATTTGATTAGAGAACTTATCTACTAATACATCGGTCTTATGTGATATAATGAATACGTTTTCGTCTTGTAGTGTATGAATTATCTTTAAGAAGTCATCTGTACCATTGACATCTAATGAACTATCAAATATCTCATCAAGTATTAAAAGGTTTGTTGATACACTGTTTTTCATTTTTGCAATGGCACGCCATGTAAATAATAATGCCAAATCAATTCTCATCTTTTCACCTTCACTAAATGATGAATAAGAAAAGTCATCTCTAAATCGACTTTTAATTGTTTCATTAAATTCTTCATCTAATTTGAAGTTCACAAAGAAGTCCATTGACTGTAAATACTTGTTGATTAACTGATTCATAATTGGTAGATACATTTTGATAATCTTTGTTTTGATACCACTATCTAATAACATCTGTTTAGCGGCATTAATATAATCCATTTCTTCTAATGTAGAAATCTTTTTATCGTCTTTCTCTTGTAGATTTTCATTGTATGTTTTAAGAACACCTTGTGCCTCTGATACATTCTTTGAACTGTTCATTATCTTTTCAATGTCTAAATTAATCTTGGTATTAAAATTATTCAGTTCAGTAATAGATTGATTATATTTTGCAATCTGAATTTCTTTAACTTTAATCTTTTCATACTCAGTAGTAATTTCTTCTAATCGTCTTTGTTTACCATTAACTTCTTTGTTTAATTGTTCTAGTGCCTTTTCTAATTCAGATAATTTCTTTGTACCTTCATCAACCATTGAAGTTTTAAATTCTTCATCAATATCTTGTTTACAAGTTGGACATTCATCTTTCTCTGAATAGAATTTAATATCTTTCTTCTTCTTTGATACTTTATTTTCAATGGTCAATTCAAAGTTTTCTAATTTCTTTAGATTCTTTTTAACTGTATCTTCATCAGAGATGATGTTCTTTTGTGTATCAATATCTGATTGTATTTCAGATATTTTATCATTGTATTCTGTTATTGTAGTATTATTCTTTTCAATCTTATCTTTGTATTCATCAATGGTAGATTGTTGTTGTTTCTCTGCCTCTGCAATATGTTTTTCTTGTATAGAAATCTTATCTTTGAGATGTTCAACTTCTTTTTCTAAATCTTTAATCTCTGTTTCTAGTTCTTTTTGTTTTTGTTTTGCTAGAATATTCATGGTAGAGAATACTTTAATATCTAAGATATCTTCTACAACTTCTTTTCGATGTTGTGTTTTCAACTGCATAAAAGGTACAAAAGAAGAACTACCTAGAATAACAACTTGTGTAAATGAACGATAATTGATTTTTAATATATTCTGTTCTAAGTATTTCTGATAATCCATTGTCGTTGCATCTTGGTTGATAAGATGATCATTTTGATATATCTCAAATACATTTGGTTTGATACCTCGTTTAATTAAGTATTCATTCTTACCGATTGTAAACTCTACTTCAACCTCTGTACCACCCATATTAATTGTGTTGATTAATTGATCTTTCTTAATATCTCTGAATGGTTTGTTAAACAAAGCAAAACACAATGCATCTAACAATGTTGATTTACCAGAACCATTTTCACCTATAATTAGTGTTGTGTGATTCTTATTTAAATCAACTTCGATAAATGTATTACCGGTTGAAAGAAAATTCTTCCATCTAACTTTTTTAAAAAATATCATAACTTAGGCAAAACCTCATTCACAAATAACTCTTGTCCTTTTTCACAATTCTTTTCCCAATCACTAGCATCACCAGAATCACTAATGTATTTGAACACACGATATTTGATATCAAAGAAACGACACACTTTCGCAATTGCATATGCTTCCATTTCGTAACAATCATACTCTCTTGTAATGTTTGAAACAAAAGTATCGGATGTAGCACAAATATGATATGACTGACCATTTGATATCATTCGCTGATCAAATGGTGTTTCATAGTTTTCAAAACCTAATTCAGTTGCATCCATATCTTTTTGTATAAAATGTCCAAGTTCAATAATCTTTCCTTGTTTGTGAATCACCGATCCTGCAGTGCCATAATTAACTACAAGTTTTGGTCGATGTTCTATAATATACTTTGTTAATTTAAGTGTTGCATTAATCTTTCCAACACCTGTCAATAGAATAGGATGTTTTAATTTACTGACTTCTTCTTTTAATGCTGATACTATAATCATAAATCTATATCATTTGCCTCTGTGTACAAACTTCTCATCAATGTTTTTAATCTACTCTTATCTAACTTTGTATTTAATTGTTCAACGTAATTATCTAAGAGTGTGGTTGTATCTTCAGCCTTTTCTGCGATATCATCTTCGACAGATGAAGCATCTAAGTCTGAGTAGTCTTCTATGACTTTTAAATCGTGTATATTGGTCATCTTATAGAAACCATCTAAGAAACGATCAAACATATAATAATCTTTCTTTTTCTCTACGATAACCTTGATATATGAATCTCTGTACTCGGAGTAGTCAAATTCAGAATAATCGTCTGTATCGTCATTATAATAGATTTTTCGGTGTATTCTATAAGGGTTTGCGATACGTTCTAACTCTCTTGTTTCTGTATCAAAGACATGAAATCCTTTAGGACATTTGTAGTCATTCCAAACCATTTCATATGGAGCACCCAAATAATAGATATGTCCATCGTCTGATTTCTTATGAAAGTGACCTGTAAATACTTTTTCAAATCTTTTTAAATACTTCTTATCTAAACCATGTGTGTTAGTCATACCATTTAACATTTCAAATCCTGCAATCTCTAAATGACCACATACAACATCAGCACTTTCTTGTTCTAACATTGTTTTAGTTTGAGATGCGTTGTCTGGACAGATCCAAGGTAACATGAGAAAACGAACATCATCAAGTGTCATTATTTTAGGTTGATCATAGATAAAAGGTTCGTGTACACCATCATAAGTTGTAAACAATTCTATGGGTGCATTAATCTCATTTGTATTTTTGTAATACGTATCGTGGTTACCGATAATGATGTGTGTGTCAATTTTCATATCCCATAAAGGTAACATAAACTTATTTCTAAAATCACTTAATGTTTTGAAGTTCACAAACTTTCGTCTATCAACAACATCACCTAAGTGTATTAGATGTTTGATATTATTCTTTTGTAGATATGGAAAAAATATATCTTGTAAAAATTTATATTGATACTCAGCAAAGGCAGGACTATCTGACCTAACACCAAAGTGAGTATCAGCAATTATCGCTATTTTCATTACATAAACAATTCAAGTTTAGATTTAGTTTTCTTTTTGACTTTCTTTTCTTTAGGTTTCTTTTCTTTTTCTTCTGGCATATTTCTTTGCATATAATCGATATATGAATTTGTATAGTTTGTATCATCTCCGTCTATTGTTTCATATTCTTGTATACCAGATTTAGAAATTAGTTTTTGTTTGATTTCTGTTTGTTTCTTTTCTTTTTGAATCCTACGAATAAATGCATAGTAAATTATCTGTGTAAAATATGCAAATGGATTATTTGATTTTTCAGGATTGAAATTAGAAACATATTGTAAACAGTTTTCTATACCATCAGATATCATATCGTCTTTATAGGTATAGTTAATAAAATTCGGTCTATAAGATAGATGATTTGCTATCTTTAAAAAACATTCGCCCATATAGTTTGTAATAGGAGGTTGTCGTCTACCACGCTTTTCTGCCTTGGCACACATCTCCTTATACTTTATCATTTCAGAAAGAAACTTTTTATTATCTACATAATGTTCGGTTTTCTTTTTCATGTTCATATTATATCATACTTTTAATTAAAATTCAATTAAATTTTTTGCTTGACATACACTTTTTTTTCTGTTATAATCTGTATGTCCCTGCTTCAGAGATTAGTGTTTGGTTATCTTACCAGCAAGTATATCATATAACTCTTTCTTTGTCAACTTACTATCCCCTTTTTTAAACTTATCTTCTAACATTTTAAGGGAGTTTTCAGCCTTTCTTTCTTTCTCTCTATCAAGTTTTATTTGTTCATATTTCTTCTTTGTACCCACATAATATTCTTTTAAATTCTCATCTGGTTTTGAAATAGTGACAATTCTGTCTTTATGAATAGAAAAAACATTGTCTGCTGAGTGATGTATCCAATCAGATAAACATACTGTTTCATCAACAGCACCATACTCATTGACATCTGATAAGACTTTGAGTTCCATCGGTTCTATCATTCGAATGAAAATAGATCCTTCTTCGTGTGTCAAGTAACAAACGATTTGTTCACCACTCGACAACTTTACGACTTTTAAATCATTTGGTGTCATTTTAACTCCACATTATGAATAGAATATTCAAATTCTTCTTCATTGTAAATATTTATGCGTTCTGAAAAGTGATTAAGTGTGAAGTTCTTGTACGTACCAAATGATAAATCATCTGCAATATCATACAATGTAGCATCTGTTTTTGATTCAGATTGTCTTAGACTTCGACCTATTGATTGTAAACTTCTTATCCTAGATTTGGTTGGAGATGAAAAAATAACATTGTGAAGATTACGAATATTAATTCCAGTGCTAAAAGTTCCGTAAGAGGCAACAATGATAGCGTTACTTTCATTTTCGACAATCGACCTGATGTTTTCCCGATCCACAGTTTCAGTACCACCATACACAAAAAAGACTTTGCGGCCTTCTTCAGCATTTTCTTTAATGTTTTCATATAACGGTACTCCATGTTTTTCTACATACTGAAAAAGAACAAGAGTATTACCATTAAGACGCAAACATAACTTACGAATAACGTTATTTCGTACTTGGTGTCCGGTGAGATATTCCATCTCCTCTTGGTAAGTTGCGTTTCGTATTTGTCTTCTATCTGCTTCATTGTGTTTTAGTACCAAACATTTAATCGTTAATTTACTCAACTGATTTTTATCAATCAGTGTCTTTGTTGAAGTTGCACGATACACCGTACCGAACAAACCTTCTAATACCAACTTGTGCGTTTTCGTACCGTCTAAAGTACCTGTCGTACCAATACGATACTTCGCATTATTTAAAGCAGTCATTATACCTGTTAACGACTTTGCTTTAAAGTTGTGTGCCTCGTCTCCGATCACACATTCAAATTGTTTGAAATAGTTTTTATCGAGGGTTGCTAAAGATTGCCATGTTGAGATTACAACATCTTTGACTATATCTTTATCATAACCATGATATATTCTATGACAGTATTTATCAACATTCCAACCATAATCTGCAAAGTCTGAATACATTTGTTCAACTAAAGATGTAGTCGGAACAATGATCAATGTCTTACGATTTGCCATTTGATGAAAACGAACAATCGAATAAATGATTAACGATTTACCAGATGCAGTTGGTGATAGTAATAATAACTTGTGTCGTTTGAGTGATTGATAGATTGCCTGTATTTGATAATCACGTACTTCAATATCTTTGCCTTGTGATTGGGGTTTGAGAGATTTACAGAATCCTTCGACATCTTTAACATCAATCTTTGTCGATGAATAAACATCTGGTGCCTGTACAACTTTTAAATCATTCTGTTTTGCAAACTCTCTCACATATGCCAATAATCCACCATAGAGTTTACCGTTTCTTTTATCGTATAGACGTATCTTTCCATCCCATACACGATTACGATATTGTGGAGAAAACTTGGCACCTGGAACTTCAAAAGTGAAAAACTCTGAAAGTTCTGCGGCTACATGAGGTTCACATCTTACTTTGATATAAACTTCATCAACTTTTTCTATATTGATCCTTGAGTGAATTTCTTCCATTCGATTGCGTTCTTTATATTAAATGTTCGATTATTAATATTTCTTATGATGCCTTCTATATAATTTATAACTGTTCTGAGATAGGTAATTTTCTGTGATAGTTTGATTAACTCTGCATCTGATTTAATATACTTATCAACATCTTGTCTTAACACTTTGATATCAAATGGGTTCTCTCTGTAAACAGATTCAGGTGCTTTACCTGTATAATATTCCCATTTGTCTTTTGCCAAGACATCATAATCGTCTTCCGCTTTCTTTAGAAGTAATGAAAATTTAGAAAGATATTTGAGATATTTGTTGTGAATGATAGGTGTACGAACTGATTCCATATCAAGTTCTGTATCGTCTATCTGTAAATCTCTAGTGGCTTCTTCTTGTAGTTTTTCTAAATCCATAGTATATTATATCACAAAATGATGATAAAGTCAAGTTATATTGTATAAAATTCGTAGTACTTGTAACCAAATGTTACGTCTGCCTGTAAATAAGTGACCTCTGTATCTTGTGTTGTCAATGCAACAGGACCTATTGATTTAGGATAAACATCTCTAAATCGTATTTCTAATGACGGATTATTCTTTGATGATAGAATAGTTAATGTGGCATCAGAATAAATGGCACCATCTGGAGTTGCAGGTTTGATTTTACCTGGTTCTGTTTGTACACCACGACTTGTTGAACCTGGCATACGATCAGAATTTTCATTTAACAGACTTGCATACTGAGAGTGATTCTCTGGAAAACCAAGACCTTTAATCCAATCATGGACTTCTCTATAGTTTCGATATTCTTCATCAATCAAAAATGTTACCGTTAAATCTTCATAAGTCATATCAGAACCAGCTAATGTAATATTTTGTAATGGTGTTGGTTGTGATAGTTCTGTTAATGATACACTAGGAATGTTTGCCTGTGTTGTAAAGAATTGTACTTCTGGTAGTTTCTGTATGGAAAATCGAAACTGAGTTGGTGAGGCAAAGTCTAGTTCTCTGCCAGTCGGTTGTCTAAGTACTGCGTTTGTATCTGTCATACTAGTATTTATACGCTAAAAAAAAGGGGTCCCCGAAAGGACCCCTTCTGGTGTGGTTTGTGGTAAATTATTACCAACAACCTAAAGTGATTACATTAAGTTAGTTACCTGAACTCGTCTGTAATAGATGTTGGCGTTGTTTGTACCAGTTGTATCGTTAGCAGCTGCGATTTGAGCTGATGACTCTGCAAATGGGTTTCTTACCATACCGTATCTTGTCTTAAAGCCAATCTTCGGTTGGAAAGTGTTTTCACCAACTGCACGTACCATTTGTAATGGAACATATGGGCAGTAGAACATACCAGCATCGTAAGGTGAAGTACCTTTGTAACCGATTACGTAGTATTGTTTAGCAGCACCGTTTGCGGCATATGGGTCAATATATACTTTATATCTTCCGTTTAATGTACCAGCAAATGTGTTACCTGTGTCATCTACACTTAGATTGTTGTTTAAAGCAGGTGTATAATCTAGTACACCAGCCATGTTTAAAGCAGAAGCAACGTCTGATGAAGTGATAATCACATTACCTCTTCCTCTACGTGTCTGTTGTGCAATAACGTTCGCATCTCTTTCGAGTTGGAACATTAAGCCTTTAAACTTCTCAACTGACCATCTACCGTTAGAATCTGTGTCTAAGTCAAAGATTCCTGCGTTAGTTGTGTTCACTTGAGCACCTGGCTTTGCCTTTTGATAGATTGTTCTTACGACTTCTCTGTTAATCTCAGCAAGAATTTCAGCAGATAGAATGTTTGATAATTCTGTTTCTGCATCTAAACCATGGATTGCTTTTAAGTCTTGAGCAAGTTCCATTGTGTATTCTGCTTTTAAAGCACGTGACTTTGCAGTTACGGTTGCTTTTTCGATTGAGAAAGCCATCTCAGCAAATGCGTTACCAGCAGCGTCGCCTAAAGCTTCACCTTCTGCTGTTGTATGACCTTGACCTCTAGTGTAAGTACCAGCAGATGAATCGTTTAGTACTGCAGGGTTTGTTCCAGAGTGTGCGTCACCTGATCCAGTTAGTGCTGAACCAGCTGCATTTCTTGCTGAAAAGTCTGTGTCTGCCTCGTTAAATAACGCTTCTGTACCAGACTGTGATGCATATCTGCTCTTCATTGCGAAGATTAAACCTGTTGGGCCAGTCATTGGCTGAACACCACAGATGTCGTATGCAATTAAGTTAGGCATAGAACGTCTAACGAGAGAAATTAGAATTGGATCCCAATTCGCAATAGCTGAACCTGTTGAGTTTGTAGGTGCAGCTTCACCAAGAAACGCTTTGTCTTCTTTTAAAGCTTTCTCTTGGTTTTCGAGGATGACAGTTGTTACAGCTCTTCTGTAAGCATCTTTGATCTCAGGAAGATCGGCGTGCTCAAGAACTGGTTGCCACTTCTCTTGTAATGTTTCAGATAAAAACATTTGTTCTCTCCTTATTTTCTTTCGTTATAATATTTATTAAAACTCATACTTTTAGTATAGTTTCTTTGCTTTTGTTCTTGAGATAGCGGCTGAATATGCTGACATTGATTCAGACATATCAATCTGTCCGCCCTCGGCGTCATTAGTTTCAGTAACGTTGTTTGATGATACTTTTTCTTTTACGAAATAAGATTCTTTAATAGTTTCTAATTTCTCTTTGTAAGAATCAGCATCTTCATAATCGATACTTTCTACCAAACCCTTGAACTTCTCCTTCTCAGAATCAGCTAGTGAATCTGAAACGGATTCAAAGATAGATGCTTTAGTTTGCTCACCTACTTCTTTATTCAGTTCAACAATTTTTGAAGTTGCTTCATTTAACTTTCCTTTGAGTTCGTCAATCTCAGTTGCCTGTGATTCTAGTACGTTGTACTTCTCATCTGGAATATCAATGTAGTGATCTTCGAATAATTGTTTTAGACCTGTGATAAAGTCTTCAGCGATTTCACCTTTAACACCCTTTTCAATAGCTAGTTCGTTTTCTTTCATCCACTCCTCAACTACGTAGTTAAGGTAAGAATCTACTTTTTCTGTTAATTCAGATTTTGCAGTTTCTTTAGCTTCTTCTAAATTCTTAGCATATTCTTCTTCTAGTCTGTCGATCTCTGCACCAACTTTTGATTTGATAGCAGCTTCGAAGATAGTAGCAGCTTTTGCTTTGAATTCCTCAGAAAGATTGTCTTCGCCATTGATTAAAGCATCAACATCTTCTTTGACGTTAATCTCTTTAATTTTATCAGCTTCCTTTGGATTTTCTGCGAGTTCCTCGCCATCGTGTTCGACTTGGTCGCCAGCGGCAATAGATTCTTTAGGTGGTTTAATACTTGAAGAACCTTGAGAAACAGGAGCAGAATCACCTTTGTCAGCTTTAGCATTTACTTGATCCTTCGTAGGCTTCACATCTTTAGCGTAATCTTTCTTAGGTGCGTCTGGTGTAACCACCGCATCACCTGTATCAGTTACATCTTTAGATGCTTTTGCGACATGTGAAGGTTCAGGAGCAACTGCCTTTTTTGTAGGCTCATTAGCAGCGGCTTCAGCAACTTCTTGTGTTGCGATCGCTTCTAACTCGTCTAAGTTTTGTTCTACGTCTGACATTTAACTCTCTCCTTATTAATTCGAATTAATAATATAATATTTATGTTTTCTACAATTTTGAAAGAAAGGATTTGAACACAGCAGCTTTCTTTTCTGCGAGTTCAATGCGCCTTGCTCTCTCAATTGTATTTCTCATTTCGTGTATATCGACTTCTCGTATTACACCATTGTCCCATACCCACTCTTTACCTTCCATAATACCTTCTACGAAAGCATCTGGAGCAGATGGATCTGCGACAATGTCGGCAGCGGTTGCCAAGTAAAAATCACTTTTTACGTAGTTTGAACCGCCTTTATTCTCCAGCGACCCCATGCCTCTGGAAGAAACTCCTAGTTTTGCACCCTCGTCTATTAAATTTTTCACTATTTTTCCATAAGGGGTGTCCATAATCTTTGCTTCACCAATGAAGTTTTTACCTTCTGGTGTTAAACTTGTAATCATATGCGATACACGTTCTAAGTTGACAGTAGGTCCGTCAGGATGACCTAGTTCGCCAAAAGCACGTTTTGCTTCTACGAACTCTTTATTATAACGATTAACCTCTTTGTTTAAGGTTTCCATAGGATAGATGCGACCGTTTCGATTCTTCATATCGGCCTGCATAAAGATACCACGTATCTTGTAATTCTTTTTTCCGTTATCTGCTTCTTCTACAATGTATTCAGCAGATGATACTTCTTCCGTAATGAGTTTCATTGTCATTTTTTTTCTCTACTATTATTTATAAGTTTTTAGTGTTTAAAACTATACATTGTACGCAATTTTTGTTGCCCATGCAGCCGCATGAGTTAACGTATCTGTTGGTTCTTTTTCGATAAGAACAGTAGCATTTGCAGGAACGTATAGTGTTCCGTATGTTACATTGCCAGCTGCGTTCTTATGTGTCACTGCACCACCAGATGTTGCAGTTAATGAAACCATAGTTGCGTTACTGATATTATTAGCATTTGGATTTTCCACTGCACTACTAAGTATCTTTATTCTTGCCATTCTTCTCTCCTATTGTGACAAAATGTCATCTATAATTTTTTCTAATTGACGTTTCGCAGGAGACTTATCGATTACTTGCATCAACTTAGGCACGTCAACATCACCTCTACGATTGGTCGCAAAGTCCATGACTTTATCAACTTCTTTTCTTAGACGTGGTGCTAAACGTTTATAAGATTGTATCTTCTTATAATCGTCTTTACGCTCCAGTATCTGATTGTTCAGGTGACTGAACGCTATCGACATTCTCTGCCTCTCCTACTTCGTCTGATCTTACGAATGTTTTCGCAAGGTCTTTTCTTCTATCATCTAATGCAGCTCCAACTTTATCAGTTAACGCAGCTTTTAGATTTGTTTCTGCTTCAAGATTATCATCTTGGTCTAACGCATCAATCATATTCTTTACATGTTCACTCATCATTTACTCCTTAATAACCATTTTGTGCATCATCATTATATGGATCTTTGATAATGCCTTGATCAATTTCTTGTTTGATTTTTTCTCTTTGTTCTTCTACTTCTCTTTCTGTCATACGAAGTATATTTTTAAGAACATAGTCCATTGAAAATACTTTACCAACCATTTGATTGTTAAACAACTCTTGTGCTTGTTGTAAACGTGATTGACGAATCTCTTGTTCTTTCATCTCAGAAAAATATCCATCTTGGATAAAATCATACTTGATGTAATCACAGATACTACCCCAATCTTCTTCACTTACAATACCTTTGAGTATTACTTGTGTTCGTAACATATCAGAAAAGAGATGAACAAATTTCTTTCTTAATCTCTGAATGTATTTGGTAAACTTTAATTCATCACGTGAAATCTCTGTTGATTTACCTAACTGTAATCCACCAGAACCTTCACTATCTAAACGTGAGAAAGGTACGTTTAGTGATTGATATAATTTCTTTTGAAAATATCGAATGTCATCAATCTCACCTAGATTAGAACCACCAGGTAGAGTTGTAATATCAGTTCCTCGACCACCTTCTCTTGTCGGTAACCAGAAGTCTTCTAACATTGACATATAGTTTCGATCATCTCTAATCTCACCAGTTGATGCATCATAGACAAGTTTATTTCTATATCTGTTCATCACATCTTTGAGATATTGTTCTGCCTTAATCTTTGGTAGATTACCAACATCAATCTTAAAGATTCTTCTTTCTGGTGCTCTTGAGATACGATAGATAACTAAACTATCTTCAATCATTCGTAATTGATTCACAGGTTTGATTGCCTTGTGTAAGTGTGACATGACAATATTTTTCTGTTGATCAACAAGACCTGAAGGACAATATGCAATTGCATCTGGATGTATTCGAACACCACCTGTATTCATTGCACCACCTACACCCTTTTCATTATAGACATAGTATTCTTCAAACTTAATAGGATCTGGTGCATCACCAGGTAACTTTGCAGGTCCGTCTTTCTTTTTTAATTCTCTAATCTTTTTGATTTTACGAGGATCAATGTATCGTAATTCTTTGATACCATCTCTAGGATTCTTTGGGTCGATCACTTTATGATAATACATACGACCATCAACATACCAACGTCTGAATATATCATGACCTTTTTCTTCAAATTCTAAGATGCGTAGAACTTCATCAAATTCATTTGCAATCTTTCTTTTTAAATCTGGAGAAAACTTTTTGATACGTTCTAAGTTTAATCGAACAGGAGGTTCTATTTCGTCTGATACGATTGCCTCGTTGACGATATCTTCAACAGCCTGATCACACTCAGGTTGTATTGCGACTTCTCTATATCGTCTAATTAAATCTGCTTCATCTTTGATCTTACCTTCAATATCAAGGTAATGACCAATTTGTCCACCACCACCAATGACAGTTTGTGATCCGTCATCGACGGAGGGCAACGTAAAGTCTTGTGATGTCGCCCTCTCGTCCTTTTTTCGGGTAATAGAAAATCCAAATAATTCTGCCATACTATTATTTATACCCTTTTTTCAACCACTATTTTAAGTAGTTGTGTTAGATTCCCAATACTGATATCTCCAAGTACAGGTAAATGTTTCTAACGCAGTCGCAGCTTCGTATGTTAAATCGATAGGTGCCACAATCGTTGGAAACATTCCTCTAAATGTGTAAGACTTAATTGTATTACCATTTCTGTCTAGGTGATCAACAAAGGCGTCAACTTGATAATCAGTTGGATTGACAAGACCTTCATTATCAGACATATTGTTAATACCGTTAGTCCATCTCTCAATCGCATTTCGGATTAAGAAATCAGTATCATTGATTATTGTTGTTTCCCATGTTTCAAATGTTCGATCGCCAGCAATATAGAGATTTCTACCTCTAAATGGCACAGCAATTTCTTCGACAGTTGTACCAGGAAGTGTTGTTGCATTACATAAGAATGCCATACTTTCTGTTTCACCGCCTACAGCTGAATATCCTGGGAAAGGCATTGTTACTTTGAACTGATTAGCTCTTGCACCGCCGCCTTTAAGTTTAGATACAAAATCTGAAATGTTTGCCATGATTATGCTCCTACGACTTCACTGAACGCAACGCCAGTTCTTGTTGCAACAAAGTTAAGTTTGATAAAGTTGATACTTCTTGCAGGTTTTACAAAGATGTCTGCAACAAATTCATTTCTATCAATAACTTCGCCTGTGTTATTAGTTTCATCAGCTACCACAGCAAAATCTGTGATACCTCTACGACCTTGTACATCTCTTAGGAAAGGTTCTACTAGATTTCTAAATTGTGCTCTTGTGAACTCATCGTTGAACTCAAAGAGTTGGAATTTAGCAGCAGTAGAAATTGCCTTTTCTAAAGTGATGAAAAGTCTTCTTACATTGATTCGATCAAATGCACTTGGTTTGGATAATGCAGTCTTATCACCAAACAATACAATACCTTGACCAGGGAATGAAGTTACAGGGTTTACTCTTTTTCTGTAAAGAATATCTCTCTGTGCCTGTGTAGGATTGTATGCAAGTTTTAATGCACCACGAATTTGACCTCTGTTGAATCCACCTGGTGAATACCAAGGATCTGCAACTAAGTCTGTTCGAGCACATAGACCAGCAACGTCACCATTCAATGGAACATATCTGTAAACATCGTTATACTTATCGTATTGATACTTATAACCTGAATCAAATACAGCGTATGAACTTGAAGGTAAACCGTCAGCAAAATCTGCCACGTTTTGTGTTTGTGCAATAGGATCAGTTACGTTCACAACGTCTGCACGTGCAGGTGAAATAAATGCAACACAATCTTTTCTCTGTTCTGCGAGATCGATTAACATTGTTGCTTTTGTGTCACCAGTTGCATCTGCGTCTGTCTGTGAAGGACCACCAATGATAAAGTTAACATCTACTGATTCAGTGTCAGCAAACTTATCATAAGCAAGTTCTAACTCACCGTTTGTTGGTACGTTGTCATCAGTTCCACCAGAAAGTGATGTACTGAAAACAGTGTGTGATGCACTACCAGTATTATCAAATGTATTACCAGTAACAGCTGCACCTGCACCTGAAAGTGAAGTTTCGTGGTCCATCCAATAGATGTATTCTGAACTATTGTATAAAACATCTACGTAATAGTTTGTTCCGCCTTGTGCGTTTTTGGCATCTGAACCTTGTGAAAGTCCTTCGTATTTTTCTAATACTGAACCTGCAACACCAGTGATTCCACCGTCTTCGTCAACAACAACGATATGAAGTTCATCATTTGAAGCGCCATTGTCTGAAGCGTATTGTGTTGTACCAGGAGCACTATCAAAAAGATAGAAATATTCCCAACGTCTTTTGATGTATGCATTATCAACTACGGCATCTTTTAATCCAGTTTGACCAGCAGCAAGACCACTTTCAACGTTAGTGTTTACTCTTGCGATAGTTAAAGTGTTTGAAGAAATTGCAGTAATTTTATAATACTCACCAGAAGGAGCAGCGTTAAAGTTTCCACTTATATCGCCGAACTCTAGTAAGTCGCCTACATTAAACTCTGTGCCATCATCAACAGTAATAGAGGTTGCACCTTTTGATGCGTTACCTGCTACTAAGTTGTCAGCGGGCATAGTTTGTTCAAATGCAGTAGAATTTGTACACATTGATACCTTGAGGTTGTTACCCCAAGTGCCAGCAGTTCTTGCAGCCCAGCTTCCAACTGAACCCGAACCATCGGCGTAATTGTTAGTATAGTGATCTGTGTTTTTGATTTGTAATCCAGAACCATCGCCTGAGGCGTTGAGGTTTCCAGTCACAGCTCTGACCACTCTTAATGCGTTTCCGTACTGTAGAAAGTTGGTTGCACTAAAAAAATACTCGAATGTGTTGCTGTCTGGTTTACCAAACACGTCAACATATTCTTGTTCACTTGAGATCGCAACGATCTCATCCATCGGCCCTTTTTCACTAACAACGGAGATGCCTGCAATTGATGTAGCTACGGCAGGTACTACGTTTGTTAGATCCTTTTCAGTTACGAGAACACCGGGTGATACTAAAAATGCCATTGTCTGTTCTCCTTATTTACTAAATTTAGTAATTATGATACTATTTATAAAATTCAAATTTTACAGTCCTTTTCGAACGACAGGTACCCAACGTGTACCATATTCGTCAATGGTATCTTCATTCATTGGATCATCGACCCCATTATCAACAAATCCAAAGGGTGCCATATCTTGTTCTATGAGATTCTGTTGTTCTTCAAAGATACGACTTCTTAGATCATTATCAGTCAATTCTTTGAAATAAACTTGTGTGGTTAACCAGGCAAAGAGTAATAAACATGCCACTAAATCATCTGAACAACCGTCATCTGCCTCGTATTTTGACGTGCCTTTGAGTATGTAAGTTGACAATTCTGAGATAATATCGAAGTCATTAATCAGTAGTTTATCTGCCTCAATCATCTGTTTAAGATTGGAACATGCAACTTTCTTCACAGCTTTCGTTGTTCGCACACCCATTTGAGAACCAGAACCAGAGAATCCAGAACCTGCAATTTGACCAGAACGACCTCGTTGAGAGACCATAATCAGATTGTCATATTCTAAATCAAACTGTAATGTATCTGCCACTTGACCACCAATATCATTGACCTCAACCAGTATCTCAGCGTGATTATAATTCTTTGCAACTTCGTTGATGATATTAGGAAAGACAAGCGGTTTAAT